GGAAGAATTTGAGTACTTTTTGGCTATAAATTGCCGGTAGAAACTTACCATTAGGTAGGTTACTATATCCGGCTGCTACTCCAAAAGCCATTTTAGTTTCTCCTTATGTTATTGGATTCTTCCTTCCTGTCTTGCTACCTCAATCTCTTTTTCGTACTTATCGAATTCATGAGGTTTCAGACGAGAAATTTCAGAGATGGTCCAAATCTTTTTCCCTTCATTCTCAGAAGAAGGAGATGCTTTAGAAGACGTAGTAACTGCTTCTGCTGCATCTTTCTTTTTAGATTTAGACTTTCGAGTGATACCTTTATCTGCTTTATACAGATCAACTACACGAGCGGCCCATTGTGCATCTGAACGATTATTATAAATACCGTTTGAAAGAACTTCCGGTTGCTTATCCAGCCAATCCAAAAACTCTGTATCTTCCTTCAATTCAATAAAATCAGGATGTAATACGAGAAGCTCCTGTTCTGCTGTCTTATGCTGTGCCGTTTGTTCCTGCTTTTGTAACTGAGCAATACGTTCTTCAAGTTCTTTTGTTCTTGCATCAGCCTGAAGTTGAGAAACCGTCTGAACAACTCCGAAGACATCTGGATAAGATTCTTTGAATTCTTCCAATTCTTCTTGAGTCTTAGGTGTTTCAGAGAAAACCTGTACTTGTTCTGCTAATTTAGACTTAGCTTGTAACAAATCTTTCTCTTGCGACCATTCATTCTTTTGACGATCATGATAACTTTTTAGATCGGAATATCTCTTTTTCCAATCATGCTCTTGTTTCTTAGCAATTAGTCCTTCATCTTCCTGAGTATTCTCTTCAGAGAAGTCGGAAAGGTCAAGGTTCTCTTGCTCCTCACCTTCTAAATTTTGCCGGTATTCATTTTGGTATGGGGTTTGCTCCCTTGCCTCTTCTTTGGTATCAATCATATTTACCTCCTTGGGGCCAAAGGTATAACTTTGGGTATCCACATCTTAGGTGTTTGCGAACAGGGCCTTTACGGGTATCTGTTCATACTTTATTAAGCGACAGGTTGTTGTACCTGCGCCAATAAATCTTCTTCAGGAGAAGGAGTAGCAGCCATTTCGACAGGCGCTTTCTCACCTTCTCGTTGTTCTCTTAGTCTTAAACCACGATTATTCATTTTTTCTAATTTACTTGTTCCTATATACATGTCTAAAGGATGAGGAAGTGCTGCTTCTCCTTGAGAAATTCTTATAGGAACTTTTTCTGCTGTTTTAATTTCTGCTGGAAGGTCTACTCCATCTTCTACAGCAAGATCAATCGCTTCTTTAATCATTTTATTTATACTTACTTTTCCCGTTAACTCTACTGCTTCCGCATTTAAAACATAAGACTTATCAGGTAACTCTAAGTCTAAATCATCTGCTGTAGTAGTAGTGCCTTCTGGATCATTAACCACCCCTACAGGGCCTATCCCTAAATCATCTAGCTCTGTATCTGCTTGTTCTTCCGATGATGCTATTGGTTCTGAAAGTACTTGTTCACCATCTTGATGGCCTTTAATTTGTCCTCCTGAAGCGTGGTTTCCCCCGTCGTCGCCTGAGTCATGCCCTTCCGAACCTTCTGCTTCCCCAGCAACCCCGTGGCCTTCTGCTGCTGCTGCTGCTGCATCCGCTTCAGCTTGTTCAGCTTCTGATTCACCAATCGTTGGTGCTGTATCCGCTACTGCTTGTGTTTCTTCGGCAGTAACATCTAATTGTGCTTGATCTATCTCTGATTGTATCGCTTCATCACTTACATCATGCATTCCAAATAGTCCTGTAATCCCAGTTTGACTTGGATCATGTCCAACTGTAGTACTAGTCGGGTCTGCTGTTTGATTAGCGATTGCGTCTGTCTCTTCTGTTTGAAATGCATGTTCAGTTGCTATTCCAGATACAACGCCTAAAAGGAATCCTGTAGGGCCTATCATTCCAAAGTCAATCTGTGAAAAATCTGGCATACCTGTTCCCGATCCATCTGGACCTTCTGGCCCTCCTTCATTACCGGAGTCTACACCTCCTAAAATATCTTGAAATGTATTTCCTGTTTTTACAACATTTTCCATATTTTGATATATTTTATTTTTATTTATTTCTTCATCCTGAGATAGTTGAAGAGAAGTATAAGAGGGGTAGCTGACTTTACCCCCTTCTTTCAAACTTTGTTTTCTAGAAAGCTGAAGAGTGTCATTGATAAAAGAATCCGTACTATTCTCTTTTAGTTGCATCATCTCAAAAAGCTTAACAAGTGATGCAAACTCTGTTTCTCTGTCCTGTTTCTCTTCAGTACCGGCAATAGGATTTCTACTAGGAAAGATATTAGATTCTTTCTTAGCAAACCCTAGCTGATCCATTTCGTTGCTATCGAACATTATTTTTTTCTCTCTCGAAATTATTCAAAGTTTCCTTCACCCGCTCCTTCGATTGGGACAACATTTCCAGTAAAATTGCTCTCCCCTGCAACCGGCGCATTTCCAATTCCGATGTTTCCGCCACCAACGCCCGATTGGTCCATTGGATTTGCTCCTGTAGGTACGCCTGTATCGGCTCCCATACTTGGGGGTTGTTGACTACCGGGAGAAGGTTCTTGGCTGTTTGTAGTTGCATCCATAAGTCCTCTTAAAATATCTGCAAAAACTGCTGCTTCATTAGGATCATTCACTAATTGATCTGGATCAATATCCTGAGAAATAGCAAGTTCTTTCATTAAATTCGGAATCTTGATAAATGGAGCAAGCATAGGATTAGCTACAGTTTGAAGCAGGGTTGTAAGACGTTGTGTTCGTACTTCCTTCTGCATGATGGAAGAAGTACCTTTTGGTTTAATTTCTAAGTCGCCTCTAATCTCTGCATCATCATCATTAAATTGCATATTCCATTGGAAGAAAGATTCTCCTAACGGTTTCAATAAGAAATCGTCTACATTTTTAATAACTGTTTTTATACTTAATCCACCAGAGTTCATAAGCATACTCAGGCCAGCAGCAGTTCTACCAGTACCTGTTACTCCTGTTTGTCCATGTAGGACAGAAGGAATACCTGTTTGTTCATCAGAAAGCCTACGAGCGGTATCGAACATCTGTAGATTTTCCGGTGCAGTATTGGGGAATTTAAGACCATTTACTGCTTGGCCTGTTTGCCCAGATTGCCTACGGAAAATCTTACCGGGGAATACTTCCATATTTTGACCGGGTACAAGTTGTGTTTCATCAATATCAAAGACCATGTTTCCTGCTAGAGCAAGATTATCAATAGCCATTCTCATATGCCCATTCATCAGCATTTGAGTATCTTGCATATTCTCCGCTACACCAATACCAAATAACTGATATGGATTCAGTTCATAAGGAAAAGCAAGATAAGGAATACGAGCGGGAACAAAAGGATTAAGAACAAGGCGTAGAATTCTATTACCAGAAATCCATGCATTTACTTGTACAGAATCTAAATCACTTATATATTCAGGAATTTCAATACCGAATAGACGGGCGGTGTTTGCATCCAGCATTCCCCAGTATTCAAAGACTTCGTATCTTTTATCGGTAAAGAGATAGTCATCCCCTTCCGAATGAATTTCAGGTTCAAAATGTCTTGTTTCATACTGTGGTGTTTCTGATAGTACAGAATCAATTGCATCTTTATCGAAGTATGGGCGTTTAATTAAACTTCTCAGTTGCTCCTTGCCCATCCTATGTCGTTGAATAACATACTCTGCATCATCCAAAGAAATTGCAGAAGGATCAGGATAGAAATCCCAACAGGAAACTGCTTCCATTTTTGGTACAATTTTATCATAAGGTTCGTATACTTTTTCTCCTTCAGGACTTATATGCCAATTGTGTACAGTTTTATTAAAGTTAAACGGGCCTTTAATAATACCTGTTCCCAACAAACAACATTCAAAGATAGCATGACGAAGAATAGTCATTGCACCTGTATCTGTCATTTGATCATGGATTAGTTTTTCCATGTTACGGGCAGCAATATCGGCAGGAGATATCTGCGCTGTATCAAGAGTTGAAGGGCCTTCTACTAAAGAAGAGCCTTTATACTTTTCTTTTAATCCAGAAAGAAACTCCTGTATGTCCTCACCTTCAAAACCTAATTGATTAAGGGGCATATCTTTAAGTTCAGAAGGAAGCTGCTGTTCTTCCGGCGAAGGAATATGGGCAAACTCTGCAATTCCTTCTGGAATAGGAGTACTGGATACTGTAATAGGAAACTTATTGTTAGCGAATAGAATATCTACAATCTGTCCGAAAGCGGCTAAGACTTTTACTTTGGTAATCTTAATGAATACCTTAGACTTTTCAGCAGCAGAATAGGTAGTAGTTCCATCGTTAATTCCACGATAGTTCTTATAACTATTCAACCACCTTTGTTCGTCTGTCTGTCTGCCGTGTTCAGCTTCAGTAAACCGTTGTTTTATATATTCTACTACACCGGGAGTTTCTTTAGCATCTAGCTCTATAGCACCAGCTTCTTGATCTTCCAAAGACATTCTTTCCCTTACTTAGAGTAGATCGAATGGTCGTCAGCCATCTTCCATAAGGAAGAATCAATATTGTTTCCTTTAGGAGAAGGAACGGATACTGAAGATTTAAAAGCTTCCTTGGTGCTGCCAATCAAATCACTTTCCATCTTTTCACGGTATAGCGAGGATTCATTAGCATCACTCATACGACCAGCAGGGGCCGCACTCTCAAAGTCCGACTTGCCGGGATAACGATAATTACTAGGCATATTGTTTCTCCTTATGCTCTGGTTGGTTTACGAACAGAAGTAACTTTGCCACCTCTATTCATTGCATATTTCTTAGTAGGCTTCGATTTAGTTTTCTTTACTTTTCCGCCTCGTTTCATTCCACCACGGGCCTCTTCTTCTGTCGGGAAATCATAGGATACATCAATATCCTCAATACCGAAATTTTCTTTAAAGAAGCCTTTAATAGCCTTTTTCCCCGCTGCTGTACCAAATCTTCCAGGGGTGTCTTCAAAAACTTTATTAACTGCTTGGTTAGCTACTTTTTTGTTAAGAGCACTATCTGCACTACTTATATTTACCTTAGCCGGGGGAGTCCCAGGAGCGTCTTTACTCCCGAAATCATGATAAACAACTTGAAAATCTTTTGGGCTTTTAAATTTATCACGTCCTTTTTCAGAACGTAGCCTTCCCACCCTAGCCGATTCTTCTAATTCTTCAAAGCCTTCTCGTTCAGCTTTTCTTTTCTGTTCAGCTTTCTTTGCTTTTGCTTTAATAGCAGCAGTATGCCGTGCAGAATCAGGGTCTACTGTGGAGGTTTTGGGCTGTCTAGCTTTATCTTTATTTCCAAAGGTACTTTCTGTCATACCTGCGCCTTTAAATTCAGAAGTAACATCAGCAGGTTTTTCATAAACCGATGCTGCGCCTTCGGTAATAGAGCCTTTACCTGTAGGATCAAGACCCCTTGCTGGATTTTTCAGTGCCTTCTTTTGTAATGCCAACTCTCTTAACATTCTTTCTAAGTCACTTCTAGAATTTCTTGCCCCTGCGGGTGGCTGATTCTCCTTTAGCGCCTGACGGTGTTGCTTACTACTAAATTTAGTACCTAGCCGATTTGTACCAGCCATGTCAGCTAGCATCTTATTAATAGTCTTCATCTTTCGACTTATAGTGCTTATTGAATCGTCCGGCTTCCAGGCGTATCCAGGTTTTTTAGGGTCTTTAGTCATAAGTATCTTCTCCTAGTATCCAAATACTTGATCGTTTATCTGGTGTGTTTGTTGCGCCCCTCTAAAGAAAGAAGGAATAAAAGGTCTATTGCTTTGT